ATTTGAACCACTACAAGCTACATGATCGTCCCAACGGACTTCTATTCTTGGTGAGAAAATTGTATGTGTGTTTCTTGAGAAAAATTTTAAATGTCCAAATGTAGTTGAATTAGTTTCTTGACTACCACTAAAACGAATCAACATTCCATTGTTTGTAATCTGCCCTTTTAACCACATATTCATCATATTGGTTATTTCAACATTAACATCAGGTGATTGTTCACTAAATGTCTGAACAGAATGACTTACAGTTGTAATTGTACCACCAGCAGAAGTCCAAGCTGTAGCAGAACCTCCTGTTGGATACCTTCTATTTTCCCAACTACAATGTTCTGTTCTTTTGGGGATATCACCAAACTTACCAGTACCCTCAACCCAAGCCTCACTTAGTGGTTGAACGGCTAACTTGTAATTAGTACTTAATTCTGCATTACCTTCAGCTTCATACAATCTTAAAAAGTATTTCGCGTCAGAAGATATAGTTCCATCGGATACTGATTTAGACAATTCAGTAAACTCATCTCCACTAAATTGAACTAATGCTCTCGTTGGATAATCAAATGAACCATTGTAAAATTCTTTTTTAACTTCAAGTATTTGGTCTCTTCCAAAGTTTTGGTCTCTAAAAGACTCACCTGTTATTGTTGATGAACCACTTGAAATCCAAGTGTCTTTTGTTGGAAAAATAAAATGATGCATTATCTAACCCTCCCTTGTATATTCTGATTTGGATTCTTTAATTCAAAAACTGCTGGTGTTGATAGTTCTGGTGGTCTTATTATTCCATCAACTAAAGCAGCTTCAAAGTCATAATAATAACTATAACCATCAGTTCCAGTTGATTCGAAACCACCATATGTTTCATCACCATTATCTAACTCCGTGTTGAATGAATACAAATAAGTTGGATTAGGATATAAAGTTTGGTCAGCTGTACCTAAAAATTCCCCATCACTATTGTACCCAAAATAATAATCATCTTGTTGTGTTATTGTTAAATGATTTAATGAACGAACACCTTCAACTCCCATTATTTCATATTCTAATTTACTTTTATAAATTGGTTGATTGAATTGCATTTTTTCAATTTGAAAGTATTCTTTAATTTTTTCTATGCACTTTATTTTTACTTGATTTTTATCAGCATATTTTTCAGCTACAACATCAAAAAATACACCAAAGTTAACAATAAATCCATTTATAATATTAACAGAATCTGTTAACATTCTAAAATTAGATAAATAATTTTTAATATTATTTTGTAATGTTATTGGAATACTTATGTCTTGTTGAATTGGATTACCGACTAATTGTTTTAAATTATCATAAGCTAAAATGTAAATGTTAATTGATGATAAATCAAAAGTTGTTAAATCTGAATAACCACTAATAGTTCGTATTGTACTCGATATATTATCTGGCATTTCACCCATAAGACGACTAAAATCATCGAGCAATGCTTGAGTTATTATGTAACCATTACCATTTGGATTTTGAATATCAAACATTTGATTTCTAATAGTATTTAAGTCTGTAGTAAATGTGTTAAAATCACTATCAAGACTAGTTAATGTGTCTGAAAATATTTGTTGATTCTGATTGGGTGAGGTATCATCACCACTTCTTGTTACATAAACTTTTGCAATATTTCCAAATCTTGCCGGTATGTTTAAAACTCTAGCTTCATAATCTTCTTTAGTTACACATCTGTTTTGTGTTGAGAAAAATGATTTTGACTTTTCTCTAATCTCATCTACAGTTTCTTCATCTTTTCCACCACGAGCTGGAACATTATTTGTAACAGTTAAATCATTAATTGTTCCACCACTTCCATTCATAGCAGTCCCATCTTGTATGATTGTTAAATCACTACTTGGTAGATTAGCATCAATTCCCCCACCAACACGATAAGTAATTGTTAAAGTTGTATTGTTTGGTGTCTCACCCAATGTTGAATATTCATCACCCAATAATGGATTAATGGATTCATTCAAATCATTTGATTGTCCGGGAACAACAACACCAACTTGTTCTAAGTCTATAAAATCACTATCAACCAATTGACCATTTTTCAACACACCATTTCCAAAAACTAATGATGTAGTATTGTCAACATTAGTTTCTCTTGTAAATCTTTTTGATGTTTTAATGTATTGTAAAGAAAAAGGAACTTCTATATTAGATGTTGAATTATCAAGAGCATTTGAATAAGCACTTTCTCTATTACTATCATTAGTGTAATGTCGTATTTATTGGCATATCGTAATCGGATATATTAATATCTGAAAAATCAATACATCTAGTTGCCATAATAAATGTTGCT